ACTACCGCCTAGGCTTGAACAAGAACGGTAACGGCGTTCGATTGGCCCCTGATAATGTTGACCGTATTAAGGAAGAAATTAGAAAGGCTGAACGTGGCGAGTCTCATTTTAGTCGCAAGACGATTCGTGGGTATATTGATTACCTAAAGTCTTTGGCTAATCAAACTGAACCTAAGATTAGTGAGTTGGCTCAGAAGGTGATTGCGTCTGGGCGCGTGACTCAATGGGTTAAGCATCCGCATATTTACTTTGTCAACGGGATGCGGAAGGTGGCGATTGAGTTGGATGCAGACGGGGTGTTCTCACTTTCAATGCGGTATTACCCTTATGATCCATCGGACCGGGAGCTGGTCGAGAATTTGATTAGGGGGAATTTCTGATGGTTGTAATTTTATTAGGAGTGCTGATTTTGATTGCGCTTGGGCTGATGGCTAGTGCTTATCCGGAGGATGATGAATGATGAAGCTTGATGACATTATCAAAAGTGAGTTCTATACGCTGTCTACATTAGGCGGTCAGATGTTGTTTGATAAGGCTATTAAAGAGATTGAGTATCTCAAGTCGTTGAAGCCAACGATTCCTAAGTTTGTAGTTGATTGGATTGATAGCCAGCCTAAAACGTTGATACTGTCTGACTATGTTTCAATGTGGGAATCTGAGGAAATGCCTAGGGATGTTGGCGAATGGTTCGATGATAAAGATATTGTCATTGTGCTGGCTAACAAGGAACAGTTTGGGTACTTTGTGGAGGGGGAGTAATGATGGACGGTAAAAAAATAGATTTACTGGAACGGCTTGAAAGTGTTGCGGAAGATATTTATCTATTTGCTCGTAACTCTGAACCAGAAATTGAAAGTGTCGGTGCAGATGTGGATGTTGAAGATTTGATACACTATTCAAACGAAATTACTGTCATCGTGAGAGAACTGTCTATGTTGGAAGGTGAAGAATGGTGAAAACCTACGAAAATCTCCTTGAAGAAAACGAGAGGATGAGTTCCTGTATGAAGGATATGAATGCACTGATGGCATTAAAAATCTTACAGGTGAATCAATTAGTTAAAGAAAGGGATAGCTTGAAGCGTCGCATTGCTTATTTGGAACAGAAGATTGAGGGGTTATAGAAGTGATGAAACAATCTATGTATGCTATCAATTGGTATAGGACTGAAGGGGAAGATGATTGCGAGTATGATGTATACCGCAAGGTATTCAACACCCGCGAATCGGCGCACAAATGGTTGTTATCTGAAGGGTTCTCGAAAGAAAGGGAAGCCACAACTCATAATGAGTATGAGTATTGCAAGTATGGAGATAGAGTATTCACCATGGCAGCAATCATGGAAATGGAGGTAGTGAAATGAGAGAGATGAGTAACTTAGATAAAGCACTCGAAACCCTAAAAGAAACCAAGAAAGGAACGCAATGGGGCGATCAAAAGCACAAAGAGGCGATAGAGTACCTAGAAAGCCTAAAGCCAACAATACCTATATTCGTCGCTAGATGGTTTGAGGATTCTATTAAAAACCAGATGAGTATTTATACCATTGTCGATTACTATGCTTCATCAGACAGTCGGATACCAATAGAAATAAGTAGTTGGATGGAAACATTAGACAAGGGTTCACGAATTGAAATAATGCTCGCTAACATGTTCCAATTTGGTTACAACATCCAGTACGATACGAAGTATATTATCAAGGCACCAACATACTGGAAAGATTGTTCCGGGGGTGACCAGTATATCTCTAAGAGTGAAAAATATAGATATGAGCTTGTTAATATTAGCAAAGCTGACAAATTTACAAAGCCAGAGGCTGAAGAATTGATGGATACACTCCATGTTAACTGGGAGATAGTGGAGGTGGAGAAATGACACCAAAATTCAGAGCGTATTACAAAGGAAAAATGTATAAGTCCAGAGTTATTGTATATAACGGACAAGTGTTCTTGAACATGGCAGACTTTAATAGCTGTATCGAATTGATGCAGAGTACTGGGCTTAAAGATTGTAACGGTAAAGAACTTTTTGACGGGGATATTATCGAATTTGATGACACCATTTGCTATGAAGACGAGTCGTACGGTGAAACCAACGAAGTTACCGGTGGAGAATGCAGTGTAAAGAATTTGGCTGTTGTTAAAATCAAAGAAGGTCTAGAGCTAGCACTAGAGGATTACAAGTATGGCGGAGATTTATCAGAAGATAGCGTATCCGAATTACTCTGCCGTATACATGCCGAATACATCGATGTGGTTGATTTTCTATCTGACCCTGCCGACTTCAAAATTGTCGGGAATGTATATGAGAATAAGGACTTGCTGGAGGTTAAAGAGTGATGATACCTAAATATGTCCTTAAGGTAATGATGCAGTTTAATGATGCTGGTATCACTAGCTATGGAGAGTTGGTGCTTTCTTACAAGTATAACGTGTTTATACAACTGAACGATGTTAGAAACAGAAAAGACTTTTCACTTAAGTTATTAGTGTGGCTTTCTCAGCATACAACTCATTTTGAAAGAATAAGTTCTGATGTTGAGTCTAGATCGTTTAGTGGCAATGTGGTAAGGGCAATTAAATATATAACCGGGAAAGAATTTTCTTTTTCCGATTACATGCTTATCCATGAATTGATTGGATGTGGCGTTAATAAAGAACTTGCTGAAAAATTCAAGGAACAAGACTTTGACATGGAAGTGTTGCGAAGACATAGAAAGGTATAAAGCGAAAAAAGGTCATTAAAAAGATGAACATTGAATGGAATTTAATAGAGAGGATATATGAGATAATCGTCGTACTTATGGTACTGGTTGGGTACGCAAAAATTGTGACTGTAATTAAGGAAATCAGTAAAACGCTAGATGAACCGATTGTAGATGGTAAAAGCGAATTGGATGTAGCTTTTAGAAAATTTGTAAGGATAGTACTTAAAGAACTATTGATAACACTTAGGATGGTGAAAAAATGATTATTCAGTTAACTAGCACACGAGGAAATGAAGTGGCTGTCAATCTAAATCTTGTTATGTATATGGAAGAATTTGAAGATGAAACCAAAATCTCATTTGCCTGCGATAGTGTATGCGTAAAAGAAAGTGTGCATGAAATTTGGCAAAAGTTTAAGGAAAGTACCTATGGATATAAAAGTTGGTGATCTGGAAAGGTCGAGAGTATATGGGGGCAGCGAAATGACACCTAGATATGTCACTGAATACATGTTAGAAATTAGGATCAATGGTAAGCCTGGCGAGGTTATTAGGAAAACTTATCGTGATCTAGATTTGGTAAAGCTTTTGGTTAGAAACGCTAAGCGCGATAAAGACGTTAAAGTAAGTGTCTATGAACTCAAGATTGAAAAACGCAAGATGAGAGGGAAAGAACTAATTGTAGAGGAGAGTTAGTGATGAATAAAAAGCGTATAAAGGCACTGATAAAAAAGACGCCATACTACGACTATCAAAACCAAGTATTAAGAAAGCATGGAGAGTTTATCCATCAGTATTGTGCTGACCGGATGGAGCAAGCATTGTATAACTACCTAGGGGCCACCATGATGGTGCTTAGAGATAAGTACGGGTTTGGCCGGCAGCGATTAGAAAACACCATGAGGGACATAACTGTCCAGGTGGGGCACATCACATCCAAGCACGCAACTGCTGAGGATATGATAGCCTTGATTGAATCTGAAACTGGGTTTAACTTACCGGCATTTGTGTCAAAGATGGCAGAGGAGCGTGAAAACAATGGCTGAGATTTTAGAATTGCACCGTATGCAAAGATTACCTAATGTAATTTTGTTAGGTCGTGGGGTGTTCAAACACGAAATTATAGAACAAGCGATTAGGAAAATGAGCGACGAGGGTTATGAATATGACCCTGCGTCGGGACGGTTCTTTAAGCGGATGGGAAGCCGCTATATAGAATGGGTGAAAATCACTGGGAAGGATGATGCAAAATGATGAAAGCAATTAAACTTGAAAAAACAATTGAAGATGTTCTGCAGTGGGGTAAGGAACGAGGTATTGAAGACGGGGATAAGGCGTCGCAAGTTGCTAAACTCTATGAGGAATTCGGTGAGTTGTGCCGTGCCCATTTGAAGTACAAAGGGACTGGGCTAGATAAGTGGCTAGCAGAATGGAAAGATGCCGTTGGCGATATGATCGTTGTTATGACGATGGTCTGTCTGCAAAATGGCTTGAGTCCTTATCAATGTCTATACCTAGCGAATGAACGTGAAGCGGTAGACGGTGGAGCCAACAACCTATTACGGATTGGGGTTGCGCTTGGGCTGGTTGCTGAAGACATTATGGAGCCACGGATTGACAAAGAAACGATGATTAGTTCGTTGACGAATCTATCTTGCGAGCTAAATAGTTACTGCAATGCAGAGGACTTAGATCCGGTTGATTGTTATGTTAAAGCATACGACGTTATCAAGAACCGCAAGGGGGTTATGAAGGGCGGTTCATACGTTAAAGAGGAGGATGAGGAAGATGGAACTGAAGGTAATTAGCCGACACGAAGTGTTGGGTAAGAACTTTCGCATCTATGGAACGGTGGCTGAGCCACTGTTCCTGGCGAAGGATGTTGCTAGCTGGATTGAGCATAGCGATGTATCTACGATGATTCGTAATGTGGATGAAGACGAGAAGCAGATACAAACATTGTTTGTGTCAGGTCAGAAACGGGATGCTTGGTTCTTAACGGAAGATGGGTTGTATGAAGTGCTTATGCAATCTCGTAAGGCGGTTGCTAAGTCATTTAAGAAACAGGTCAAGGCAATCCTAAAAGAGATTCGGACAACAGGGGTCTACAAGGTACCACATAATCCGATGGAAGCCATTCAACTAATGTTTCAATCAATGAATGAGACAGATGCCCACTTAAGCGATGTGGAAAACCGTGTCTCAGAATTGGAAGATAATACACCGCTTAGTCCAAGTTCTTATAGCTTTATCAATAAGTGTATTGGGCAAAGAATCAGAGAGTACCTTGAAGCTAAGAATATCCAAGGGAGTCAAGAAGCTAAGAAGCTGTTATATAAAGACATTGGATCTAGCATCAATGCGATTGCTGGGACGGCAACACGCTCACAACTGAAAGCAAAACACTTTGATGATGTGGTGAACTTCATTCGCGACTGGATTCCTAGCCAGGTAACAATCTATAAGATTGGAGAATTGGCACATGCGATGGAGTTAGGATAAGGAATCGTGGCAAAAGGTGTTGGAATACACTGCTCGTAATCTCAATGAGAAGTGGTCGCCTGATGTCAAGAAGGAGTGTATGGAATTAAGTCAGAAGTTCTATGATCCATACGCGCACAAACCGATTGATATGATGCCGTATCTAAAACACAACCAGGAAAAGTTGTTGGGTGTCATAAAAGACCTGAACATGTCAACTACCAGATTTGCAAATGAAATATCATTGGACAGGAACAGTGTGGCCAGGGTGTTAGACCTCAAGGGGTTTCCGTCTGTAAGGTTTCAGGAGACTGTCTATGACATGTACGGGGTCAAAATGATTACTAGGCGAAGTGTATTAGAAAGGGAAGCGGGGTTATAAAATGATTGAGAACACATTTATAAGAATTGATAGTTTGATTATCAGAGTGAATCTGATTAAAAGTATTTTTGACGCGTTCAGAGAGGGCCAAAATGTATGTGTGATTCGGTTTACTGATGGAACTGAATCTCTACATAAAGGAGTCTGTGCGGAGGACTTTTGGAAAGCCTTAGGGAAAATAAAATAAGAAGGGGCAGAATGGTGTCATAAAGATGGGGAATAAAGATGAGCGCATATATATTGTTATCAATGGTGTCATGCTTCAAATCAGAAAGATACAATCGGCATGGGATGTACAGGAGCCTACTGAGAAAGTATGTAATATCTTGTTCAATGATGGGACGCTCATTGGTTTCTCAAAGTTCACGGCAAGTGAATTGTGGATTGAAATGCTAAAAGCTAAGAAAGGTCTTGAAAAAGTATGATGAATCAGAAGTTTGTAAGATTTGGGGTTGTGGTAGTAGACGCCAGCCGGATTGTTGGCTTATTTGAAAATGATAAGGGGGTAGGCATCCTACTTCAAGGTGAAGCAAGACCCTTATACATTGATGACTGGAAGCTAGACAAGGTGCTAGAACAGTTAGCTGATACCATGGAAGCTATGGAGCCTAAGCAGACGCCTAGTGACATTAAGGGGATAGAATTTATCCTGGCAGATAAAGCCAACTTAGAATGGGATGCGTCAAAGGATGACCGGCTAACTAAATTTGAAATCAAGACGGAAGAACTGGCTGGCGATAAGGTGAATACGGTCAAGCTAAAGTCGCTTAAGGAATTAGAGGACTTGCAAGAAGCGCTAGACGGGCCGTTAGCATTAGTAAATGGGGTTCTATTCGTCCCATTCGTATAGGAGGTGAACACTTGGAAGCTAAGGAGTTCTTAAAAACGGTGTACTGGTCTGAAAAGGAAGTGAATTCCTTGCGGAACGAGTTACGACAAGTAGAAGCAACACTGCTTTCGTCACCTAGCTGGTCTGACATGAAGGTTCAAACAAGTGGAATGCAATCGACAGATGATACCTATGTGCAGATGATGGAGATTCGGGAGCGACTAATGAACCAGATTAGCCATACGGTCATGATGCGAGATAAAGCGTCTCAGATGATTAGTAGGGTGCCAGATGAGAAGCAACGCTTTGTATTGCGCGAGCGGTACTTGAACCGGCGAGACTGGGTGGAGATCTCAGATGACCTATTACGGTCACGGTCTCAGATATACCGTATACACGGGTTCGGGCTACTTGCCTTCAAAGAGATATTCAAGAAGGAGGCCATAGGGTAGATGAAAGTATATGTGGTGAATATATATATATCGTTTGATGATGATTCTTTTCAAGTAGCACATGCTGCCTTTAGCAAAAAGGAAGCTGCCATAGTCTATATGGAAAAGCGACATGGTATGACTCAAAAGAGTAATACGGAATGGTGGGGCCAGGTGACGGAACACTATTCGAGGTTAGAAGCTAACCTTTCTGTGATGGATATAGATGAGTTCTTTGAGAAGTACTTTAATACGCCTTGTGTGGCTGAGGAGGAATAGGGGATGGAAGATGGCTATACCTGTCAAGTTACATTTGGTATTGAAGGCAAGGCTATAATAAACCGGCTTGTTAAGTTCAATAGCAAGGATGATGCGTTTATATTCGTTGAAGCCATGGATGCTATTCATCGGAACGCACTAGAAGAACTGGAAGGTGTATCGTGTGACCCTGAGGCGTATGCCAAGATGCTAGATGCGATGCGCCAATACCGGCCAAGTGAACTGCCAGGACATATTTACATAGATTAAATGGGTTTGATGATGCGCTGGTAGGTAAACATATCTACAATGATGCGTGTGTTTTACCGGCAAAATGCGACACTTTGCGACAAAATGCGACGGAATGCGACAAAGTGAGACGGAACGCAACACTAACTTTGTGCTAGTATTAAGATACCAAGAAAACCAGGTAGGCTAATCGGAATACGCGCTACTTGGCACGCGACTGTCACGCGTGGTATATAATCTCTCCTTAAGGTTGGGCCATGCCTGGCCTTTTTATTATGTGTTGGGGGTGAAGGAATGGCATTCAAGAAACAGTGTGCGGCTCCAGGATGTGGAGCGCTGACGAGTAGCAAGTACTGTGAAGTGCATGTGAAGATGGCCGATGAAGATAAGGCTCGCTATGATCAGTTCCGTGGGTCTAGTGCTAGGCGCGGTTATGATGGCCGATGGCGCAAGTATCGAATAGCATTCCTTGACTCTCATCCATTGTGTGAGGAGTGCGCGAAACATAACCGGATGGTTTTGGCATCGGTAGTGGACCACATTATCCCGCACAAGGGGGACATGAAGTTGTTCTGGGATGCGTCGAATCACCAAGCCTTATGTGAGTCTTGCCATAACCGTAAGACAGCTAAGGAAGATATGGGTGCTTGGGACTACAAGGCGGGTCTTAAGTAAGACCCTGGTATTTGATTTAAGGTGTCGTACCCTGGGTTATGATTTTGGTTTTATACCCGGTGGTTTGATTTTTAGTTTTTATACCCCTATTCAAAATTTGGTTTTGAGTAGGGTGTTTCTATTTTTGGTTTTAATACCATAACCGTAAATAGCAAATAACTAACGTGTAAGAAGTTTTGAAGTTAATCCGATAGATTATATGTCTTTAAGTTTTGAATTGATTGTGGCCAATCTGATGGAGCGAGGTGATAGGAAAATGGAATTGGTGTTGGTTAAGTTGTCCAAAACGAGCGCTTTATATCTGAACGGTAAGGAAGTAAGATCTGTCACGAGAGTTAGTCCTGATTATATCGGGGACACATTGGCAGATATAAATATTGGGCTTGGCGTTCCGGTTGAGCGTATCTTGGTTGAATCTGCTAGTGGCAATGTTGGGCTAGATATTATGGCTCGTTACGTTGGCGATGGAAAGTTCTCAATTAAGGTTCCTAAGCTGAAAGTATCAAAAGTGGAAAGGTTTGGGTTGGTATAATGTGGTGGATGTTATTGTTCTTATCTCCATTCCTGCTGATGGCTTTTGTTGGTGTATCTGTGGTGCTTAAAGTTGATTATCAAAGGATGATAATTGACTATCGTATCAAGAAAGCCAAGAGGGAATATCAAAAGGCAAAAAGAAAATAGCAGATGGGTTTGATAAACAACACCTGCTATTAAGAGTTTATGATGTACCATGGACGGCCCTGAAATTTGATCTCCTATGGGCTGGTAAGGAATTCGGGTTTTTGATTTCAATTTTCCAAAATTCAAAAATCAGTTACATTTTCTAAATGTTGATTTATCAAGCTTTTCATGAAAGCGAGGAAAAATAAATGTTAGAAAATTATATTTTGATTAGAATTTTGTAACATTTGAAGAATGCTGATTTGACGCGGTTTCTAAGCGGTCGTGAAAATGAATTGAAAAGATTGTGAAGCTTGACGGAAGGGCGGACGGCCTGAGCAGCTTGCGCCTGGTTTCCGCTCGTGGATGCTATTACTTAAAATTTAGCCGGTTTTAGGCGTTGTTCTTGTTAGTGGATAAATATGTATGCTTGACGATTTGAAGGCTTAGAATTGATTCTAGGAGATGCAAGGCGGGGAATTCGCCGGCTGGTATATGTCAAGCGTGATTTTAGATTTAGTCAAGCTTGATTTTTGAGCTTGTCAATGATCGGCTTAAGCTGATTCTGATTTGCTGCTTGACGTATGGCGGCATGGCATCGGCTGCTTGATGGCTTGAATGTATGCCGGCATATAATGCTTATTCTGTTGCTGGTTCCGTACGGCTTAAAATTTGCGCCGTTTTAGGCGTCTTGTTTTCGGATAGACATTTATAAAGGCTTTGAGATTCAACGGCTTAGACGGCCGTTTTTTTCGTGTTGTTTGTGGTGCTGGTCGTTTGAGTGATTGGCAAAAGAAAAACACGCCGGCTAGATCCATGCCATGGATCTAACAAGCGTGTTCTGTTTTCGCAAGCCGTGCGGCTTATTTGTAAGGTGCTGTAATGTAATCAGCATAATGTGCCGGCCGTTGGATAAATGCTAAAGCGGCCCCGCCGTAAAAAGTCGATGCGTCTGTTTCCTGCTTGCCGATGGTAACGCGGTCAAACATAAGAACTAGATTTAGAAATAGCTGTAATGTGTATTCGTCTTTGATCGTGACCTTTGTAAAATCGAATTTAGATTCTGTTGAAATGTCGCCGTATTCGATTGTATCGGCGTCAATCTTGCTAATGTGTAATTTTTTCATGGTTGATTCTCCTTCTCTCGATAGGTCTTTAATTTGATAGTGTAATGATCTGCTGACTGTTGTCAATTGCTTTTTCTGAGCCGGGTCTAGGCCCTCGCTTTTTAATAGCTTATTTAGCAAGTTTCGCGCTTGCTTTTTGGCCTGAATCAATGTACTTGTATCCAATTGCGGCGCCTCCTAGTTGTCTTCTTTTTGGAAGACTACAGAGTAAAACCATGCATTTAGTTCGGCCTGCTTCTTTGCTTGTTCTTCATGCCACTCTTTTCCGTGACGATAGACCGGCGCCAAGCTAACGACGCCGCGGAATCCTCTAGCGTCACGCGGACCGCGCCAACGATCTGCTATTTTTTTGCATGGGTGGCCGTTTTTACGCCATCCGTTTCTATAAAAGTCTTTTGCCTTTTTCATTTTGATTCTCCTTTATTGTTTTTTATTCGCCCTTGATGGGCTACACCAGCCCGCGGGAACGATCCGCGGAAGTGCCGACGCTGGTTATAAGATTTCTCTGCTGAATTTGTGCCACATTCTCACGGCGTAAGCAGATCCAAATTCTTGCGCCATTTGCAAAAGTTCTTCAATGTCGCAAAACTGAGCGGAATAGAATACGCCTTTTTCTGAGGATATTTCTAGCCGCTTTATTGATTCCGGTCTTGAAGATAGCCATGCCATGGCGTCGCCGTATGTGGCGAAAATTTGCCATTGGTTTGTTATGCCGTTATAGGCGCACGCCTTAAATGTTTTTGCGTGCTCAATAATGTAGTTCTTAAATCTGGTTTTATTCATGGTAAACACTCCTATTTGTTTTAATCAAAGTGAAGGTAAATAGTTTTTTCTATGGTGCCGTCTAATGTTTCAGATGGTATAAACAACGGTTGCTGCTCATGCCATGAACCGGCGTTAGCTTTAACATAATATTCAACGTAAGCGCCTGTATTATTGTAGTCACAATCAATTACTTTGATATATTTTTGATTCTTGATAGGTAATAATTTATCGATTAGGTTTTTAGCTGCTTTAGATTGTATTTCTGATTCTATGTCACATAGATCAGCATAATCTAAGAATTCGATTCTGGTATCTTTGAACACTCTAAAATATTCGTGTTCATATTGTAAACATTTAAGTGCATGTGAAAGATCGTGAGGATTTAACGTCTTTGAAAATTCTTTGAATTTGGATATTTCTCTAATATCGTAATCACCTGATGATCTGACATTTTCATATTCAATAGAAAAATCAGATACGAATGAGGCTAGTGTTTCTATTGTAAAAAGCTTGCAAAGCTCTGAAGATATAATGAAATCTGATTCATCAAATTCGATTTGGTGAATTTCGTCATTGATTGTAAATTCATATAACAATGATTCAATGTTTTCGCCTGCTTCAAATGTCAGCGTGTAATTGCTTCCGTTTTTTTCGTAAAACTCTACAATAATTTCCATGATTTACCATCCTTTATTTTCAATTATTTTTTGAAGCTTCAAAACGTCAATCAATAGAATTTGATTCATTGCTTGCTGCTTCTTAATTTGTGGCCTAAGCGTATCGAAAAAACGGCGTAAAGTCAACGGCATCAACGATCAGAACGATTAGAGAAGGTTAAAAGCAACAAAACAACGAACAAAACAAGTGACAAACGTTGATACAAAGAGTTTTCACTGAAAATAAACGAATGTGAAAAGCGGCTGAACGGATCACGTCAAAACAGCTTGCAAACGTTGATATAACAAGCTTTCATAGTGTTTTTAAGGGGTACCCCCTCGAAAATCACGGCGAAAGTGATCATGGAGACCGCTCCCCACTCAACTCCGCACAAAATTCCCTTTTCAGCATTTTTTTATAGGGGTAAATATAGCTAAAATAGTATATTATAACACTGCAATACGATTATATTTAATAAAAGGAAAGGTGGTGGTTTAATGGCAAGAACGAAAATGCCGTCTAAGCTTGCAAAAGAGGGTAGCGCAAAGCACTTCACTAAAGCTGAACTGGCAGAACGTGAAGCGGAAGAAGTTGCAATGTCTTGTGAGGACATTAAACCTAGCAATTTCCTTCCGGAAGCCTTGCATGATAGGTTCTTCTGGATTGTCGAACAGTTCAAGGAGTACGGCATCTTATCAAACGTTGATGGCGATGCACTCAGCATGTATCTAATTGCTGTTGACGGTTATCGTAAGGCAACTATCGAGCTTCGCAAAATGGGTGTGGCCAACAAGAAGTACCTTCCAGTACTGAAGGTTCAAAAAGAGTACTTCTCTCAAGCTACTATCCTTGCTAAGGAACTTGGATTGACGATGGTTAGTCGAAGCAAGTTGAAACGCAAGGAAGAAGACAAGAAAGAACCACTCACTGAAGAACAGATTCTCTTTGGTGGTGATTTGTAGTGAAGTTTGATGATGAAGTTGCATTACTTAGAGAACAGGTCATGCAATATGCTAATGACTCTCTGGATGGGACCATAAGACAGTGTGTTGCCATGAAGTGGAGCATGAAACGATTTCTAAAAGATGTTGAGAGGGCAGAAACCGATGAGGACTGTCCTTTTTATATTGAATGGAATGAGTTATTCAGATTCTACCGATGGGCTAAGTTGTTTAAGCATACTAAAGGGGTGCTAGCAGGGCAGCCAATTGAACTTCATATCTCACAACTGTGGGAAGCATGTAATATCTTCTGCTTCAAAAACAAGGCAGATGGTGCTAGACGCTTCCGTAAAGTCTATATTCAGAAGGCTCGTAAGAATGCCAAAACTCAGTTTTTGGCGATTGTATCAAGCTACATTGCATCCCTTTCTAATGAGATGGAAGAAATCTACATTGCTGGGTGGATTAAGGACCAATCGGATCTGTGTTACAACGAAATTGTTAACCAGATTCATGGTGCTGACTTGTTGAAAGGCAAGTTTAGAGAAGCTTACAAGAAACTTACGTTTAGTAAGAACGGTTCGGTTATTAAGGCTCTGTCTCGTGAAGCCAGAAAACGTGGTGATGGTACTAACCCTAGTGTAGGTATTATCGACGAGTACGGAACGGCTCACGAAACGAATGAAATTGTGGACGGTATTGAGACCGGGTTTGTATCTCGATTCCAGCCACTGCTGGCGTACATTACAACTGCAGGGTTTGACTTATCTTATCCTTGCTATTCCTTCTATGGTTACTGTAAGGACATTATCAATCCTGAAACTGATACTGAGAACGACACGATATTTGTTGCCATCTATGAATTGGACCAAGGAGATGATGTCAAGGATGAATCTAACTGGATAAAGGCCAATCCGATTGTTGCTACTTATCCAAAGGGCCTTGAATATTTACGAAACCAATTGAAAGAAGCTCTAGATCAACCCGAAAAGATGCGTTCGTTTATGACTAAGAACATGGACGTATGGGTAGACCAAAAAGAAACTGGCTTCTTGAAGATGAATAAGTGGAACGAACGGACAGTCGATGATGACTATATCAAAGACTTTCTGCAAGGTGCTTCTGTCTACTATGGTATTGACTTATCTTCTAAGGTCGATTTGACCTCGTTAGGGTGGGTTGCCGTAAAAGAAGGGCGCTATGTATGCGGTCAGTTGTCCTATATGCCAAGCAATACGTTCAATGAGAGGATGAGTCGAGATAGAATACGGTTTGACTTGTTCGAGGAACGCGGAGAATTGACATTAACTGATGGCGATGTAGTCGATTACGCCTACTTGAAGGAAGATTTGATGCGTCTATCTGCTATGTATGGTTGCAAATCAGTTGGAGTCGATATGTGGAACGGTACTTACTTCTTCACTGAGTTGGCATCTGAAGGGGTAGAGATTGTTGAGGTTAAGCAGACGATTGTTGGACTTACTGAGGCTACTAAGGGCTTCCGAGACGCTTTATATTCCGGGAAACTACACCATGCAGACGATAAGTTGCTTAAATGGGCTGCTAGTAACGCCGTTGTGGACGAGGATAGCAACCAAAACATTAAGATAAGCAAGAAAAAATCACGGGATAAGATTGACCCGTTGGCCGCCATTATCAATGCCTTCTCGTTGGCAATGTATGACAGTCAGAACTTCAATCTAAATGACTATGTTATGTCTGGTAAATTCTCATTCTAGGAGGTGGAACATGGTTATACTTGCTGAATTACTGATGCTTATTGGCACTGCCTTCCTGGTATTAGTTGGGTTCATGTTGCACAAGATAGTTGGCTATCTTGTATTGGGCCTAGCATTGATAATTTGGGGATTGATATTGCTTAAATTGGCTAGTTTAATGCCTTCAAACAGACGAGAAAGGGGGTGAATAAATGCTAGAGAAGCTGTTTAGTTCGCGTTCGATGGGTAGAGAACCAACAAATATCCTGTCTATGGAGTTGGATAAGGGATGGGGTTCTCTGTTTCAAATCTTCGGTCAGAATAATGTGAAGGCATTGCAAGCAGAATCAAACACTGCGCTATTATTTGATACGGTATACGCATGTATTAACGTATTGAGTGATGACATTGCTAAGCTTCCGTTCAAGTGCTATCGGTCAGTTGGTCGTAACATACAGGTTGTAACTGATTCTTACGCCCATAATCTACTAAGGGTGAAGCCTAACCGGTATATGAACCCATTCAACTTCGTTAAGCTGATGATGACGGATGTTTGCACCTATGGTAACTTCTACGCTTATATCAAGCTTGGAAAAGATGGTAAGCCGGAAGAATTGCTGCCAATGAAGGCTAGTCTAACTCGTCCGATCATATCAACTGACGGTGAATTGTTCTATCAAACTACTTACATGGGCAAACCGGTGGCCTTATATCCATCTGAAGTCATTCACATTAAGGGGATGTCTAAGAATGGGATTGAGGGGTTATCACCAATTGCAAGTGTAAGGGTTCAGTTAGAAAGTAATGACGCGGCAGCTAGATACAATCGTGAATTGATTGAGGGTGGCGGTTCGCCACAAGGTATCTTAAAGGCTTCTGGGCAAGTAACTCCAGAAGCTAAAGATCTTATGCGCGCTGAGTGGCGAAAAGTCAATGAGGGTCAACCAATCGGTATCATTGATTCCGGTTTGGATTATCAGCAGATTGGTATTAGTCAAGCAGATATGCAATGGCTAGACGCTCAGAAGTACAACGCGCAACGAATTGCGGCCATCTTCAAGGTGCCACTTCATAAGATTAACGACTTGGCCAACGCAACTTACACCAACATTGAGCACCAGTCCTTGGACTACGTTAAGAACACCTTACAACCGTGGGTGACTCAGATTGAATATGAATTCAACCTGAAGCTGTTCACGGAGAAGGAACGAGCAGCGGGGTATTATGTCAAGTTCAATATGGATAGTGAGTTGCGTGGAGATAGCGAAGCACGGGCTAAGGTCCATGCTATCCACATGCAGTATGGCATTAACACCATCAATGAGGTGCGGGCAATGAATGAGTTGCCACCATATGGACTGGAAGTCGCTGATAAGCCGTTCATGACGCTGAACTTGGCTCCTGCTGACAATATCGAAGCTTACCAAGACAATAAATTCGGTGAAGCGCTGAATGGGCAAGGGAAAGGGGGTGATGATATTGACAAATAACAAGCATGATATTAGAACGTACGGTGAGTTAGCTGAGGTTCGGTCCTTGGAAGTCAATGGCGATGAAGTATCAACCATGCCTGTCATTCGTGGTTATGCCTTGAAGTTTGATACTATGAGCCATAATCTGGGGTTCTTGGGGAAGAAAGTCTACGAAACCCTTGATAAGCGTTGCTTGGATGGTGCTGATATGTCGGATGTGGTGGCTTTGATTAACCATGACTCGAACCTTCCACTAGGAAGATCTAATGTCAATCTTGAACTTAAGGTGGACGACATTGGTCTATACTTCGAAGTTTGTCCAACTGATACTAGCTATGCTAGGGATTTGGTGGTGAACATGCGAAGTGGGCTTATTGCTAAGTGTAGTTTCGCCTTCACCACTGAGGAGAAAGGTGTGGAGTATAGTAAGCGATCTGATGGTAGCTATATTCGGACTGTTAAGAAGATTAAAGCTATCCATGATGTGTCTGTGGTGACTAATCCGGCCTATGAGGATACAGAAAGTACTGTATCTCTTAGAAGTTTTGAAGCCTTCAAGGCGGAAGAACAAGAAAATAATCAGCATGATGTCGAAATCCGAAAGCGGGAGATTGAGATTATGATGATGCGTATGCAACAAGCTGGCGTGTAGCCGGCTATTTTTGTGTCAAAAAATGAAAATTAAAGGAGTAATACTATGAATTTACGAGAATTATTAGCGTTGTTGGCTGAAAAACGAAGCCGATTCAATGAATTATCAGCTGACCATCAGTCTGATATGGCAGAAGTACGGGCTCTGAACCAAGAAATCTTGGACTTAAATGACCGTATCAAGATGATTCAAGAACAACGTGGGATGCAAATCCCTAACCATGATGCATTAGAAACGCCTTCTGTGGAACCTGTTGGGGCTTCTGAAGTCCGTTCCCTGTCTAATGAAGACTTAGACAAGGAATATGAAGGTGCGTTCATTCGGGCGTTCCGTCATCAAAAGTTGAGTCAACGTGACATGGAACTCTACCATGAAATGGAAAAACGTGCTAGCATGGCGCCTACTGTTGGTCACTTTGAATCTAGCGTTGATGCAAACGGTGGTTTCATCGTTCCTAAAGCTGTGTCTACCTTGATTCAAGAGTACAAACGCCAAGGCCAATTTGATTTGAGCCAATTAGTAGATGTGACCTTCACTGCTGTTGTGAAAGGTACCTTCACTTACGAGAAATTAGCAGAAATCACACCGTTCGCAAATATTGCTCAGTGGGATGAAATTCCAGAAGTTGAATCTGGCAAGTTTGAAACTAAAACATACGATATCAAAGACTACGGTGGTATCTTGCCAATTCCACGTACCTTGTTACAAGATACAGACCAAAACTTGATGGCTTATGTTGCGCGATTCATTGCTAAGAAATCTATTGCTACTCGTAACAAGAAGATTCTTGACGTGCTGACTGCAACTTACACTGGGACTAAAGTGGCCTTGGCTGACATTAAAGCTATCAAGAAAGTTATCAACGTAACCTTGGACGCTGCATTCTTGCCAACGGCTAAGATCATCACTAACCAAGATGGTTTTGACTTCTTGGATAGCTTAGAAGACAAGGATGGCCGTGGCTACATTGAGGACGATGTCAAAGACCCTACTAAGAAACGCCTTAAAGGGTTGGAAATTGTGGTGTTACCTAACGGGACACTTAAGACCAACACTAAGAAGGTTCCGGTCTTCATTGGTGATTCCAAAGAAGCATTGCGCTTGTATGACCGTGGCGTGTACGAAGTGGCAACTACTGACATTGGGGGCAAGGCATTCTTGCGTAACAGTACTGATGTCCGCGTAATTGACCGATTCGATGTTATCTCATTGGATAAGGACGCATTGATTGCCTGCGAAATTACCTTGCCATAGTAGCGGAGGTGCCTAGATGGAAGCCTTAGAAACTGTGGAAGTTCAGAAGGAATTCAACCCCTTTACCGATTACTTGGTAGAGGGGTCTGAAATTGCGGATGAGCAACGATATGATCCTGACGAAATTCCAACGATTAAAGCCTATATCCTGGGTGCCCAGGCACTCCTGGTTGGTGCTGGGGCGTTCCATAAGGATAATCCGATGACTGGTACGGTCATCCGCTTGATTGTTGGCCACTGGCTAGAAAATCGTGATTCATTAGGTGAAGAACACCGTAACGCGGATTATCTTCCGCGTGCACTGGTGGGCCTTATCAATACGTTGCGTTTTCTACCTAAGAAGGCGGTGAAGTCGGATGAAGAAGGCCAAAGCTAGTGATATGCGCCATAAGGTGAAAGTCCTTGAACAAGTGAATGAGTTTGACCCAGAAACGGGTCAAGCTGTCTTCACTTGGAAAGAGGTGTTTTCACTATGGTGTCGCGAAATCACCATATTCCGTGAACAGTTGGAAACGATAGTCTCTGGTGGACAGATACTACGTGACCGATTGGAATTTGAGTGTCGCTATACTACTAAGCTGACAAGTGCTCATCGTGTTGAATATCGAGGAAAGATGTACCAGGTATCTATTGTTGGGGACACCTCAGGCTTATCTGACCGGATAAGATTTCTTGCTGAAGCATTGGAAGATGGGGGTGCTCGATAATGTCTGGTTATGCTTTTGACTTAAAGGGGTTAGAACAAACTATTGCGAATTTAGATACTACGGTCCGTAAGGTTGGGGATGGTGCAAACCATGTCCTAAGAGAAGGGGCAGAAATCTATAAGAGTGCATTGGTGAATAATACTCCACTAGGTCCAGGTATTCGCTATGGGCATGCACGAGACCATGTAAAGGTTGGGAATGTGCGGACTGACAAGACGATGCACAAGTCTGTTAAGGCCGGTTACGATTCTAACGTTGCGTGGCGCATGTACTTTGTCAACGATGGTACCTATTCAAAGGGTAATCCTACTGGTATTCGCCCACGAAGAATCGTTGAGAGAACGATTAGTGCAACTGGACCATCAATTGAACGAACGTTGGCGGATGGTATTAGGTCATTGATTGGAGGTGGCGTATGAATATTGAGCGTCTGATTCAATATAAGCTGCTTAACTCTCCTGAGATTGTCAACTTGGTTGGCCGTGATACAGGCGGTGTGCCGTTGATTCGGGCCAATTCAAATGTGAGTGGCTTATATCCATCTATTGTCTACCATGAAATAGCAGGTGCTGGTCGTTCTGGTGCAGATGATGATGTAGAAATGTATCGTCATACCTTTGAACTAACATATTACTGCGATGACATGGAATATACGGAAATTAGGGATCATATCCTTAAGGCCCTATATGAAATTGGGTTTAGTCAGATTCATGTCTATACTCAACGAAACTCATTTACTAACTTGATTCACTGGACTGTCCATGTACGGGCTGTCTTTAGTCGAGAACTCTATGACTACTATATGCACCGAGAAAAGGTTTTATACGATGCCACTTATTACAAGGGTTATAAGTTCCCTATCGGTAAGTTTGGAACAAAGAAATCTAAAGTATTGAGTGAACAGTAGTCACTATTACATAAAGAAAGAAGGAACTTTACATGCCAAAACGTATTGGGTTAAAGAAATTTGCTGTTGCTGTCTTAAAGAAAGACACCACTGAAGCGTTGGAATACCACAAAATCTTACAATTAGCTAAAAACATTAAGGTTGATGTTAAACCTAAGACTGCTGAAGGTAAGTTATATGCAGATGACTCATTAGATGAATCTAATTCATCTGTAACTGGGTATGATTTATCATTTGAAATCAACCAATTGGAACTAGAAGACCAAGCACTTCTATTGGGTCACAAGATTGACGAGAATGGGATGATTGCGGTCGGTCCTGATGATCAAGCGCCATGGGTTGCTGTCTTATTCGAGGCTCCTCGTTCAGATGGTTCTACGGAATACCGTGTTCTTAACAAGGTTAAATTCATGTTGCCTGACGAAACTTACGAGACTCGCGGTGAAAACCTCAACTATCAAACACCTAAGATTACTGCGGTATCTGCTTTATGTGCGCACACCGGCTCATACGGGCAACAAGTAGTGGGGAACGACACTAACAAGGACGTTGTTGAAAACTGGTACAAGAAGGTCCAACTCTTGGGTGGCAAGACTGCTACACACGATGAAGAAGAAGGCCGTCCAAAGAAAGTAGCAAAGTCGTAAGCCCTAGTCCTGCTTCTCCAGTGGGCACACCTCCTGGTGCGCCTGCTGGCCAAGTTGGGCCATAGGGCATTCAATATCGAAAGGGCGGGTAATACCGTCCTTTATTTATAAGGAGTAATCATCATGAAATTAGATATTAAAATTGGCGGCAAAACTAAAACGTTCGTCCAAAATGAAATCAACTTCAAGACTATGCGATTGGCGCTTGAATGGCAAGAACGGTTGGACAAACAGGTTGCTGCTACTATGGCAATGATTCAAGACAACATTGAGGATGAAACTCTATCTGAAGAAGAACGAGCTGAATTGTTTAAGCCTCAAGAAGATTTGGAGTTATCTGCTCAGCTTATTGTTTCCTTCTTCAATGATCAGTTTACATACGATGAATTCATTCAAGGGGCTTTCTTCCCTAGTGCGTCTGGTCTATATCAAATGGCTAGAGATATTTTTGAACTGGCCTTTAATCAAAAGGAAGTAGCTGAAAAAAAGTCCAAAAAAGTAAGCGCGACTGGTCGGAAGTAAGTCTCTTAACCATTATTAAACAGACTTATAAGTACCTGATGGATAAGTACAATTGGGATGCTAGTACAATCGATAAGCAGCCATTCTATCGAACCTTAGAACTCATTAACGATGAACTAGGGGCCGAGGAAGAAGTGTACTTCATAGACCAGGTATAAGATAAAGAAAGGGCGGTGACTTATGGCGGAAAATCTAGCAGGTCAATTGGTTGTTGAACTTTCCTTCGATGGGACGAAGTTTGACCGTGGGATTGCTTCAGCCAAGCGCGAACTTGCTTCTTTCGGTAAGGCAACGAGAACCAGTATTCAGATGACGAAGGACCATAGTTGGGCCATGAGTACTGGGCGTGTAGCCTTAAACAACATGAAAACTGAGTACCAAGGTATGAATGCCTTGTTAGATCAGTATAATCAACGTCAAAAAAGCCTGATTGAATCAGGGAAACAAAGTAGTACTGCCTTCAAACAGAACGAACGGAATATCAATAACCTTAAGGCTGAAATGTATGCCTTGAGCCAACGGTATAGCCAATTCCAAAAACAATTGCATACAGAGAATAGCTGGGCTACCAAGATGGGGCGTGGCTTTGATTACGTGGGCAACAAGATGGTTGGTCTTGGTCGTGGCGTTAAAGAAGTCGGTAACGGTCTGACTCAATTAGGTGTGATTGCATCTGCTGCCGGTGGGTACTTCATTAAGAATGCGGTTGATTATGAATCAGGATTGGTTCAAGTCCGTAAGACTACTGGCGCATCTGCGGAACAGATGAAAGTCTTCAGTGAGCAGATTATGCAAATGGGCCGGACGATGCCTATTGCAGTTGGTGAATTAGAAAACCTTGCATCTATTGCAGGTCAATTAGGGGTTAAACAAGATGATTTGGCCCGATTCACCCAGGTAATGGCAAAGATTGGTACGGCTACCTCGCTATCTAGTGAGGAAGCATCTAATGCGATTGCGCGGTTTACTAACGTTACAGGTACTGGGGTTGCCAATATCGAGCGTATCGGGTCAGCCTTGGTACACTTAGGTAACAACTCTGCTACCACTGAAACAGAAATTATGTCGATGGCTAGTGCTTTGGTCGGTACTCTAAATACTTTAGGAGTTAGTGAAGCTGACATTCTTGGTATCTCTGCTGCCTTAAGTTCGTTAGGTATTGCTGCTGAACGTGGTGGTTCTGCAGTTTCTAAATTCTTCGTCAACATGGCAAGTGCTGTGTCTGCCGGTGGCCACAAGCTAGAAAACTTTGCTAAAGTGGCTGGCATGACATCTGAAGAATTCAAGTCCTTGTATCAACAAAGTAGTTCTGCTGCATTTACTGCCTTCATTGATGGGTTAGCCCGTATCAAGGCCGAGGGTGGCGATGTAGTTGATGTCCTAAACGGGATGAAAATCAAGGAAGTTCGTTTGCGTGATACCTTGCTGAAACTCGCTAATGGTAGTGAGGTGCTACATAAGTCCTTAAACTTAGCGAATGAGGCTTACAAGGAAGGGACTGCCTTAGACAAAGAGTACAATGAACAATTGAACTCAACTAAATCTCAATGGGAAATTGCTAAGAACAACGCTTACCTATTGTCAGTTCAGATTGGTAATGCCTTATTACCTGCTATCAATGATCTGATTAACAACTCTGACGGGTTGGTAAGTAAGGTTCAAGACTTTGCTAAGTGGTTTAGCAATTTGGATGATGCTACTAAGAAGAACATTGTATCGTTCGGTGCTTTCGCCTTAGTAGGTGGCCCTGTGCTCTCTATGTTTGGGTCACTGATTACGACTGGTGGTAATCTGCTTAAGATGACGGGAACCTTATTTACTGGAGTTGGTAAGCTTAGTGGTGCGTTCGCTACTATGTTATCCGGTGATATTACGGGTGGCATTGGTATGTTGGGAGCAGCATTCAACCCGGTTGTACTAGGTGTTGCCGGTGTAACTGCTGCCTTGGTGCTTGGTTATGCGGCCTGGAAAACATGGGGTGAGGAAGCCTGGAATGCTTACACAAGAGCTAAAGAGTTTCCTGACATAAGCGGTATTACTCAGAAACAAGCTGAATCACTCAGGGCTATGCGTGAGCATATCCAAGGTGTATCGGTTGAAATGGGCAATATTGGTAAAGGCATGAGCATGGACGGTTTAGCAACTAGTCTATCTGGAATTTCTGAGGAAGTCAGAAAACTGAGTGACGAAAAGGTGGCTAAGCTTAAAGAAAACTTCAAGGCTTTGCCTAAAGATGTCCAGGAAGCTCTGAAAGAAAGCTTTGATGCGACTATCAAGGATATTCAAGACAAAGCTACTGAAGCTGAGAATGCCGTTAAACGAATTCAAGAACTTCAAACCAGCGGATTGGATCCTGAAGGTGTATTGAAACCTGAATACCAATCTGAAGTGATGGCCTTGTCTGACAAGGTGATGCGCTATTATGCTGAATCGTTGGCTGAAAATGCGCAACAATATGAGCAGATTTATGCTAGCTTTACTAAAAACCTAAGTCAAATGACTGAGGAAGAATTTGGCGCTAGACTAAACTACATTGATCAGGCATTAGCATCTGAAACTGCTCTTTATCAGAAACAACAAGACGCCTTGTTCGCAATGAAAAAGGCTGGGAAGATTAACGAAGAACAGTACAATACTCAGATGGAAGCTATTACTAAGGCGCACTTGGCTAGAAAGTTAGCTTTAGAAGAAGAAAACATTCGTACAACACTAGCGTTGCATTTTAAAATGAACGGAAAGACTAAGGAACAACTTATGCAGAATGAGCATGAGTATCAAACGTTCCTAGAAGGTGTGGCTGAAGCTGCAGGTACAACTGTTGATAAGGTGCGTAAAATCTTTGAACAAGGGCCTGATGCTGAAAAGTTTGCTGAGCCAATCAAAAACCTTATCACTTATTCCAAGGAAATGGGTGACGCGGTATCTTCCGCTATGCTCAGATGGAATAAGGCGGTCAATACGTTTGCAACTGAGAAGGGGACAACTGCTGGGGCCTTATCTACGGATCAACTAGATGAATTCATCCAAAAGGTCCACACGATGGGGCTAACATGGAATGACTTGCAACTCTTATCTAAGGATGCCCATGTTGATAGCAACGTTAAAGAATTGATTCAGAAGATCTTAGAGACTAAGACTGAATGGGACTTCCTAACGTTGGAAGAAAAACAAGCCAAAATCAAGACGGAAGGTAAGGAGCAATTCGACGCCTTACTTGAAAGTCTAGGCGTTACCTGGGAGCAGATTGAGCCTAAAGTTCAAGAGTTAAAAACTAAATACTACGGGGCTGACTTATTGGAGAACGCCTTGTATGAATTGGGTATTTGGCAAAACTTGTCGCTTGAACAGAAGATTGCTGTCTTGAAGATGGAAGTACCTCATGATGACATTCAAAAGACCATTGAACAGATGGGTCTATGGAACAATGAGGAATTCAGAAGCAAGTATGCCAACATTGACACTAACGCACCTGATGCTGAGCAACAGATGCACAACTTGTTAGTTGCTTGGGGCGTTATCCCGGACAGCGATACACGGACCTTGATTACTAACACTAACGCGGATGCAACCTTGACTAGCGTATCTTCATTGGCTTTCTATTGGTTGACTAGTATGTTGGGCTTGTCTCCGGTTGAAGCAAAGACAAGTACTAATGCTGACGATACTAAGACTAAGTTAGAAAACTTGAAGAATGCGGCTGAGAATGCTGACAGTGAAGGCGTTGATGTTGACACTGAAACGGATGCTGAAGACACTCAAGCCAAGTTGAGTCGGATGAACGATATAATTGGTGACAGTCGAGCGAATGGTGCTAATGCTATTGAAGCTCAGACTGAAACCAACGCCGATGATACACGAGCTAAATTGAGTGGTGCCAGCGATCAGATGCACGCTACAAGGTCTAATTTCGGACAAGGGGCAAATGCTCCACTGAATGCGACTGACTTTGCTAGTAGCGTAATCTCGTCTGTGAAAAATTATCTGTGGTCCTTGGATGGGCAAACGGCGCATACCTATGTTTACACTCACCATGAAGATGTTGGGCGGCGCCTGATGTCTGGTACTCAATATCACTATGGTGGTATGGCTATCCTGGGTGACGGTGGTAAACGTGAACCGTTCTTGACGCCTGACGGACGTTTTGGCGTATCTCCTGACCGAGACACCCTGTATAACTTGCCTATTGGTACTAAGGTATGGCCTAGCATTGGGCGGTTCATGTCTGATGCTAGCAGGAACAAGGCGCTATCACGTTTTGTTGACTTCTTACCTAAGTATGCTGAGGGGACCAATCGTTCCTTCTTGGATGCTTTGAGCACCATTAAGATGCCTGACAACTTCCAGGATAAGCGTGATGCGGTTGCTGACGGTGGCAATACATTTGTATTCAATCTGTCCGTTAACCCGATTGGATCTCAGTTATCTAAGAGTCAAGCTGATTCAATTATTGAACCTATTGTCGATAGCATTAACCGATTCGCTCGTAAGAACGGGCAAAACTTTGTAATCAAGGAGGGATAAGATGGCTGTTATAAGTTTGAAACCAGTTAAGAAGACATATCGTCGCGGTGAAGCTGTTATCAACGGCGTCTCTCTCTACGATAGAGGAATTAAAGTATCAAAAAGACCGGCTATGACTTATCCTAGCCGGTCTGCTGATTACTACATTGTCCCTGGTAGGGATGGCTTCTATACGATAGATCATGATTCGTATGGTGAACGGTCACCATTCAACCTAGAACTATCTGTCTATGCTGCTAATGAGGAAGAAATGGAAGCTAAACGCGCTTACTTATCTTCTCTTATTGGAGCACAAGTAGCGTTGGAACTCTACAATCATCCTTATTCTACTTTCCTAGGAACTGTATCTGAGATGAGCAACATTGAAGAATCGGTGGCACTAGGTAATAGCTATACGGTCACACTGACTTTCAAGTTACAACCGTATCGTCAAGTAAGGCACGAGAATAAGAATGTGACGGTCAATCGTGGCGATTCATTCGTTATCCCTTATGGTAAGCTGCACCTGGTACTAACATTAGACGGACCAGGTGGTGATGTGTCATTCAGTTTTGGCGGTGTCCAATACTCATATAAGGGCGTGCCGAGTGGGAAACTGGTTGTAGATATTCTACACATGCGCTCATACCTAAAAGAAGGGTATAACGAAACGAATATGTCTCACACCAAAGAGGCTAGGAATAAGTCCTATCCTAGCTACCAAAGTGGGCAAGTGATTACTTGGTCTGCTAACTACTCGATGACGGCAGCACTTGATTGGAGGGCGTTGTGATGTTCAATGTCTACGACAAATCAGAAACAAACTTCAATACGGATGGTAAAGGTGAGCTGATACACTTCACTGACCGGCCAATTGTGACTGAACGTCCAGGCTACCTAGAGTTAAGGTTCCAGTATGACATGAATGGATTGAATGCTAAATGGTTAAAGAAGGGGGACTATGTTAAGACTACTCCTAACCATACGCAAAAACCTATCCCATTCTACATTCATACATGCGAACCAGACACGGTATCAGAAACAGTTGAGGTTGAAGCACGGGCTAAACCGATTCAAGACGTGATGGACCGGAGTATTCCTGAGTATGAATTTGGCGGTGTCCCATTGCAAACGGCCTTGAACCAGGCCAAAGGTTTGATGACGGCCCCATATACCGGAAGCCTTACAACTGATAATGTGCGGGTGAGCGTCAAACAGAAATATGCGGACTCTACTGCTTATGCGGTGCTGTTCTCAGATGATAACTCACTCATGAAGATTACACGGTCTGAACAAGAGTTTACGACTAATGGGATTATCTTCCGGGCCGTTCGTGGTAAGAAGAAAGCTGCAGTTATTCGTAAGGGTAGCGCCTTAATGCAACACTTCAAACTGAAGTACGAACAAACCGATGAGTTCTGTACGCGTATTATTCCGTTTACGACTGTGATGTCGGATTACTTAAACGAGAAGGATGAACGGAAAACCAATAAATCAAAAGAGTATGGAACGCCGATTGTGTCTCCTGCTGTCGAGAAGTATGGTCTGCCTGTTGTAACTCGTTATGTTGAGTTTAAGAACGAAACCTTAGAAGAACGCAAGAAGGTACAGGTGAAACGCAAGCGCAAGCCTACTAAGCGCAAGCGTAAAACACCGTACACGACGCCTGACACTAAGGAGAAGATTCTCTATCAATACAAGTATGAAGATATTGAAGACTTGAACGATGATGCGGAAGATTTCTTTGAAAAGCATCCTAGCGTTGCTTATGAAAAAATCACGGCCACGCTTGATATGGCAGCTATGGACGCCACGACTGATACTTTCTTCGGTATGTATGACACGGTGGAAGTCTATTCGGAAAAGTATGACATTGATGTTGAATTGCGCGTTGAGGAAGTCGAATGGAATCCGTTGACTGAACAGGTCGTGCGGGTGAAATTCACTAACGATTATGATTCGGTCAAGTTGGCTGAGCGTCTCCTTAACGAGGGTAGACCATCTTCTCATACCTTGTCGGTGCAATCGGAAGAACGGAACTTTGAATACAACTTATTGAACTACATTGAAGATGCTGACGGTCGTCACATTATGTACCACCTGACTGAATTGCCTGACCCTAATGACTATGAAATTGGGGACATTGTGTTCTTAGATAATGGTGGCAAGACAGAAATTTGGGAAAAGGCTGAAACTGGATGGGTTCGCACTATGTCTGGCGAAGTATCAGATGAGGTGCGACGGGAAATTGAAAAGGTAAGAGAAGAAGTTGATAAGGCTAAAGTGTCCTTGACTGAATGGAAAGAGACGGACTTACCTGCTTTGCTGTCAGATATTAAGCGATTAGACGATAGTCAAAAGCTATCAATTGGTTTGATTGGTAATGACAATACCATGATCTACACCAAGAACCGCATCCAGGAAGAACTTGATACTCGAAAACCAGTCACCATTACGGTGGAACAAGGAAGCATTACAATTCGACACAACGGGTCGGGCTTCACAACGGGTCAAAAATATACCTTGGCTGGTGTCACGCGATTTGTTGAACGTCCTCACCGGTCATTCTTGGTACGCACAAGAAGAGGTGGGAGCCAGATTACAACTGAAGTTGTCATGCAACCTAAGAATCAACACTATCCAACGTTGACAAAAACTGGTGGCGATGTCACGTTCGATAAGGTGTATTTGGATGATTACCGCTTGACATGCCATGCTGAAGGGTATTACCCGGTAGTGGTTCGGGTTGATGTGACGGAAACTTCTACCAGCCACTCAATTGAACTTGAGCCATTGGTCGAACATGTCAATGTCAGTGTAGAAGGAGATATGAATAGGGTTACTGTTCAAAACCCTGTTATGAAAGTACAGGCTGTGCCTAGTACGACACATATTGAATGGAGGTTAGAATAATATGCCCTTTACTCAACTAACGCTTACTAATGTGGGTAAGCGTGAAATGCTTAAACAAGGCGAACTAGTTGTCACTGGGATGGCAGTTGGGAATGGATCTACGAATGCTGAAAATGCGACTGCATTAGCAGCTCAATTTGTTCGTAAGGTTCCAACTGTTACGAATGAAGGTGATAAGAAAGTCGTTGAGATTGTTATTGACAACAAGGAAATGGATAATACGCGAAGAAAGGCTATGTCTGAAATTGGTATCTTTGCCAAAGTTGGTAATGGACCAGAATTTCTGTGGCTATACGGTGGCAATACTGCTGACCCTCCTGTCTTAGAAGATTATAGGGTCCAACGAATTCAGATGACGATTCGTTATCTAGTGAGTGTGTCTTCTGATAAAAACATTACGGTTACTTTGGTTGACGATAGAACTAGTTATGCTAGCGTCAATTCTGTTAACCGAGTGCAAGATACGGTGAATAAGTTTAAGACTGGGACGGTTTCTGAACTGGATAGGCTTATCAGCACCGAGAATCTAGGAGCTTTGCTTGGCAAAATAGTCAAAACTAACAACGACGTTGATAACTTATCGACTCCTGGTATTTATCAATACACAACAAACATGGCGTCTAAGGGTATCTCTAGCTCCTATGGGTTTATCCTTGTCTTTTCTAATGGAGTGGGGACCCTTGGACAAGCTGGACACTTTACATGGCAACTATTCGTTGGCACGAATGGTCGGATGTGGGTTCGCAAGCGAATCAATAGTGAAGCGTGGAATGTCACTGATGTGGCGAACGGTAATGTACTTACTGCGTTGCTTAGAAAATTTGGTTTGGACGAATGGGGAGCAACTGTTGCTATTAACACTTGCCCATCCGGTACAAACTTTGGCGAATGGTTGAAGAGAAAGAATGGATCTACTCCAGTTGTCCCTATTGGCTTTAGCATCGTCAGAGACATGAACAGTCCGGTCAAAGAGGTGTTCGTGTGGAAGCCATCAGATACTTACTGTTACGCGTTTGCCCCTCACTGGGACGGTAACTTCTACGTTGCATCGTTGACTGGTGGGACATGGAAGCCATGGGCTAACTTGTCACAACACACAAAATTGTCTGCTAGCCAAAGCAACCAAGACTTTGGAGACTACCTTAAGTCGGATGCAGTTCCTGTTGGGATCTCGATGCAAAAGGACTCTAAGAGTGGTGCTTTTGGTACGGCTACTAAGATGGACAATAACAATGTTATGTTCTCAGGTACGTTAAGGAAGGGGAACAAGACTTATCAAGTTGTCATGTCCATTGTCAACGGCATTAAGCCTAGCACCTTCACTGAATGGGCATTGACTGATTAGGTGGTGAAGTAAATGCCACAAAAGTTTAATGCTCAGATTGACAAGAATCCTGAGTTTACCTTGCTTGAAGGCGACGGTTTGTTTTCTTATACGTTCTTAGCACCTAAGCCTGACTCTGTTATCACACTTAAGAATGGTAGTATCAACCCAGACTTAATTGGAGATACAATTTTGACGGAACTTCGGCTTGTGGCAGGTGATTCAGCTTCGACTTATGAAGAAAACCAGTCTCAAAGAAGTAGGCTAGCTGAACTTATTGATAACCTTCAGCAACTTACACTTAAGATGAAGTCTGAAGTTGAGGGGCTAAAAGGTGAGATTAGCCTATCTTCCCGTGGTCTGTATGCTCAATTCTATGACAGTCACAATAACTTGCAAACAGACTTAGCTACTATTGCGGGTAAGTTGTTAGCTAAAGCTTCTAGTGATGCTGCCAGTTCTATACGAGAACAAACGCCTAGCATAATTCGTGACAGTGTAACTACTGAACATTTTAAGTCTATCATTGAGCAGTCACCGGATAAGGTCATTCAAGCTATTAGTAATAAGGTCAATGGTGGTGAATCTATCTTCAGTCAAACTGCTGATGGGTTCCGCCTTGATGGTAAATTGAATGCTATTACCGGTACGACTTACATTGAAAAAGGCGTCATCAATAGCTCTCATATTACGGACCTTCAAGCTGACAAGATTACATTTGGTACTCTTGATGGTGGGAAATTAAAGGTCGTTAATATCAATGTGCAAAGTCTAACCGGCGAGATTGCACAATTCATCCAAGCAGGCTTCAATGGTGTCAGCAACAACTTACATATCAATGGCGATGGCATGTTCTCTACCAGAAACGATGGGTCCATATCTGCTAAGTATCTAGCAGATGGTATTCAGATTTGGGGTGGAGGTCGATGGGCTGGTTCTATGTCGTATTGGGGCGGTGATAATGGTAAAGGGGTTGTATTATGGGCAAAAAGAGGGTTTGACCTCAATCTTGGCTATGCAACTAATCAAGAAAATACTTTCTTAACTGCGTTATCTATTGCTGGTGGAAGCGGCGATATTAAGGTTTACACTCCTATATCTACTTCTACCGGAAATGGGTTTGTCGTGACTAATTTAATCGTTGGTAATGAACCAGGAGTGTATTTGAAGAATAAGAATGCTGACTGTGGGTTATTCATTGGTAACTGGGGTACTTGCAGCCTTATAGATCATGGTAGAGTCGTATAAAATTGATGTTTTCAGGAGGAGTTTATGAATGAGTTAGTAATTGAATCGGTCAAACAAGCATTGTCTGAAACTGCCTTGTCTTTGGCTGAGGAAAAAGCCAATCGGGCTATGTATAAACGGGCCTGTGAATTATTGGAAGAAGAAAATCGTCAGTTGAAAGAGAAGCTGGCAGAACTGGAGGTGCAAGATGTTCCGGATAGTAAGCAAGCAACTAACGTTCGATCAGGAAAAAACTAGGGTTCTTATCCAATCCACGGATGGTGAATACACCGCGTTTGAAAGGGAAATTGACGGGAACCACTTAGCTACACCAGACAACGATGTAATTGATTTAGTACTTCGAAAGGTGTATAAAGATTCGTTTCAAAAGTACGCTATGAGCGACGCTATTGAACAAGCGGACAAAACGGCGGAACAGGTGGTAAACCTAAAGAAAACTCTTGATGACTCTCAAGTTGTTATAGAGGAACAACGTAAGCAACTTAAGAAAACAGAGGACCTTCTTGAAAAAGCTAGTGGTGCGATGCTTGAACAAGCTGACGACAATGCGAATATTAGTGAACACTTATTACTGGTTAAATACCAGGTAGAACAAATGGCAAAGGTGGTAACTAACTTCACCTTGCCAACTGAAGTTCCTGAAGATTACCGGGAACGCTTTGAATCTGACAAAGAAACTGAGCATAAAGAAGAAGGGGATGAGGAGCATGCTACACCACATTAGGGAAGCTGCTACTGCACTCGCTACTCATGTTCGGAATTTGTGGGGAGGAGGTGACAAATTTATGGAACTACATTTTCTTTACGCTAAGCACATTGAATTAGCAAAACGTACTTTTGCTTCTGTGCCACGCCGTCATAAGAAAGGTGTTCGTGAGCAACTTCAAATTCTTGGCTTAGCCGATTTGGAATTCATGACACTTGAACAACTCAAGCAACGTCTTGAGGAATTAGAACAAGGTGAAGAATAATCACCGCAAATGAAAGGGTGCCTAGTGCACCCTTTTCTTATGAAGGAAGGGGGAAAAGTATGCCAGGGAGCACTAGTATTAGCTCTGAGGTGTTGGGTTACATCATCGGCGTGCTGATTCCGGTAGCAGGTCTGTACTTAAATAACAAAAGCAAAATCACTGAACAGGAACACCGCATGACAATGATTGAAGCTAGTCAAAACTATACCCAGAAACTAGCTGAGCAAAACAGTAGACGGCTTGATGAACATGACGAGCAGAATAAGATTACTTATCAACTCGTTGAACAAATCAAGGCGATGAAAGAAGATCTTATTGAGATCAAACAAAAGTTAAAATAGGAGGAATTCATTATGAATAAAATCAATTGGAAGGTTCGCTTTAATAAGAAAAACGTGGCATTCTTGGCGCGTTTCGCGATTGCTATCTTGATGCCTGTATTGGCTTATCAAAACCTCAAGCTTGAGGACTTAACGACGTTCGATGTATTAGGGAAGTTGCTTGTTTCTCTGTTCAGCAATCCTTACTTAATTGCTTTGACTTTTGTCAATGCCTTTAACCTTATCCCTGACCCTACTACTGCTGGTCTAGGAGATAGTGAACAAGCGTTGACTTACGATGCGCCAAAAGAATCCTAGGAAGGGGTGAAGCCGTATGTTGCAATACGGTAATTACACACTATCGGATGATCTAATTGAAAAAATGCAGAAGGTGGCTAGGCATTATGACCTAGTCCCTTCTTTTATTATCTGCCAGCTATGCCATGAGACCGGGTGGGGGCAGCATCCTAATTCTATATCGGCCAGGGAAGACAACAACTGGGGCGGTATGACTTGGGGTTACGATGACCTCAACCCTAAGACTCGCAAGAGCGGTGTTCAAGTTACACCGGGGCGCAAGCGTCCGGCAGTTGAGGGGGGATATTATATCCACTATTCAACTGTTGAGGACTTCCTCAAAGACTATGGGTACCTACTCCGTAATGGAGGTTTCTACAAGACTGCTGGAGCTAAATCTCTATGGGACTATGCACGAGGGTTATTCCGTCTTGGTGGAGCTCAATATGATTATGCTGGTGATGGCAGTAATTCAGAAAGAGTATTTAACTCTTACTATAATTCAATGAAAACTATCCATGACACGCTCAATGCAAATGGAGCGTTGGATAGTATTGACAAGGGGGAAACTAGCAATATGGCAAGTGCTCAAGATGTGCTTAACGTATTTAGAAATTGGCTAGGTGGCCAAAAATATGGCTCTGTGCACAACGAAATTCTTTCAATCTACAATTCTCAAAGTCCGCTACCGGTGGGCTATCGAATGACAAGCGAAGATGACTGGTGCGACGCAACGGTGACCGCTGCTTTCCGAAAGGCAGGGCTATCATCGTTGGTAGGTGGCGAGTGCGGTGTGCAACGTCACATTGCTATCTTCCAATCCAAAGGTATCTGGATTGGTAAATCTCGTCCACAAGCAGGTGACATCATTACCTTTGATTGGGATGGTGGCGGTTTTGCAGACCATATTGGGATTGTCGAAAGTGTGTCTGGTGATACGGTCTACACGATTGAAGGTAACTCCGGCTATCCCGCTGCTGTTCGGCGTCAGTCATACACATGGAATATGTGGCAAATCAGAGGATATGCTCGTCCTAACTACGGGTCTGGATCAGTTTCATCTTCTAGCGGGTCAAAATCTATTGTGGAAGTTGCTCAAGAAGTAATCAATGGACAATGGGGGACTGGAGAAGATAGAAAAGCTCGCTTAACTGCGTCTGGATATGACTACGATTCTGTTCAAGCTAAGGTTAACGCTATCTTGAACGGTGAATCAGTAGGATCTTCTGAGGTTAAAGAAACTGGTTGGCTCAAGAACGAAACCGGTTGGTGGTATCGTAACGAAGATGGCTCTTGGCCAGCAGACCAATGGCTGAAACTGTACGATTACTGGTACTTGTTCGATGAAGATGGTTATGCTTATGCTAAGCGTTGGGTGTATCGTGACGGTAAGTGGTACTACTTTGACGAGGCCTGCCGAATGGTTATCGGTTGGGTCCGGTATGAGGACAAGTGGTATCACTTGGAGGACAATGGCGAAATGTCATCTAAGGAATACGTTCCTGGTGGCGATGGTCGCTTGTACTATGTAACGGAAAATGGTGCAATGCTTGAAAATACTGAGATTACAGTAGGCGAAGATGGTTCGTTGATTGAAAAAGCTACTGGCAACATTGTAGGTAAATTCTAAGTCCGTAATAACGGAAGAAATTTGATAAGTCCTAAATACTGGACCAATATCTATCCCCTGGGCATTGCCTAGGGGATTATTTTTATGCGAACAGTAAGTTGAGACAATGCCTACAATGCGGTATAATATAAATACAAGGGTGTATCTCCTCAATTCATTCTTGTATAGGGTTTAATGTCGGCTGGTCCCTCTACTAGTCGGCATTTTTTATATACAAAAATAAGTCAATGTGATACTATGTAGTTAAAATAACAAGTTGAATCGAGGGATAATATGAATAAGAAATTGATTGAATCTTTTATTCAGAACAAAGCTATTCCAATGGAAATTATCGTTAGAGAAACAGGCGTATCATTAAAGCGCTTGAATTTGGTCCGAGACGGCCTTTTAAGTGTAGATGAATTATCTACCGAGGAATTAAATAGAATTGATTCTATGCTAAAAGAGACTGGGTATCGTGTCAGTGTGGACTACTCAGAGTTGATAGAAGAACTTACACATGATAAGTTTGAAGGATTGATTGGCGAACGTGTGATTGTCGAGCGAAAAATGAACGAGTTAGTAGGGCGCCCTATCCCCGTGGATTATTATTTTTCTATCGGTGAAGTACCGATTGGTGTCAAGACGAGTCTTGAGTCATACGATGACTTGATGAAAGAACTAGATGACCTAAACCGCATTTTCTAACTAGTAGCAGAAAAGTAGCAAAGTCTACTTAAAAGTATGATTGGTTATGATAGGTAGTGACGGATAAAATATCAGAAGATGCTTTTATAACACGTTTCTGATAGGTTGTGATAGTTAGTGATTCGCGTCTAATCATTTTACGAAAAACCATCTGTACGTCGTAAGAAGAAATCAGAAGCAGCTCGTAAACGTAAGTTTTAATAACATTACGCTAGCTTATAAATAGCGATACATAGCGA